ATAAAACAGGCAGGTCTAAATGAAACTGGTGCAAAAGATTGTATAGTAAACTGTACTTTTGATCCACCATTCAATATGGAGATGGTGCCGTATGAAACTAAACTAGCGATGGGGTGGTTATGAACTAAATGCCCTTTGTACAAAGAAAAGAGAGTGGGATAGAATATTAATATGGCAATCGGAGTAACAAAACATTTATTTGATTTTACTGGTTTAGTAGGTAAATGTGATAAAGGTCATGTTGTAAAAATTCTAACTAATGGATTTGGATTCTGTCCAGATTGCACAGAAGAGAATGATTTAAACCATAAATTATGGGCACCGCCTGGGTTTGTATGTAAAGGTGGTTCTAAACTTGAAGATATTATGCTAAATGGAGTAGAAAATGACTAAAAAATTAGAAATAACAAAAAAGAATATGGTTGCTATTAAACCAGCAACGGATAACCAAAAAGTAGTATTTGAAAGTTGGAAAACTGGGGCAAGTCAGTTTCTATATGGAGCAGCAGGAACTGGAAAGACCTTTGTTTCATTGTTCAATGGACTATCTGAAGCACTAGATAACACATCAAAGATTGATAAGGTTATTATAGTCAGATCACTTATACCAACAAGAGAGATTGGATTCTTACCAGGCGATGAAGAAGATAAATCAGCATTGTATCAAGTTCCATACTCTAACATGGTTCAGTTCATGTTTGAAATGCCAAACGAACAATCATTTACTTCTTTGTATGAAAGATTGAAAAAACAAGGAACATTGTTTTTCTTGTCAACATCTTTTCTAAGAGGATTAACATTTGACAATGCTCTTGTTATAGTTGATGAATGTCAGAACTTAAATTTCCATGAGTTAGATACGATTACAACCAGACTTGGACAAGACTCCAAGATAGCATTTTGTGGAGACTTTTCACAAAGTGATTTGGTAAGAACAAACGAGAAAAATGGACTTTGGGATTTTCTAAGAATTGCAGAGGAAATGAAAGAATTTAACTGTACAGAATTTACAATCGGAGATATTGTACGAAGTGGATTTGTAAGAAACTACTTAATACAAAAAACGAAACTAGGGATAGGGATGGAATAATGAACATAGATAAATTACGAGAGGAAATTGCAGTTGATGAGGGAAGTGTAGGAAAGATATATCTTGACCATCTTGGACTGCCTACTTTTGGAATTGGCCATCTTGTTTTGGAATCAGACCCAGAGCATAAATGGGAAGTTGGAACTCTTATCACAAAGGTTAGAGTTGCTGAAGCATTTAACCAAGATGTCGAGAATGTTTTATCAGACTGTATCAGACTATATCCAGACTTTGATGATTTACCAGAAGAAGTGCAATTAATAGTCGCAAACATGATGTTCAATATGGGCCGACCAAGATTGTCAAAGTTTAAAGGTATGAAACGTGGAGTAGATGCGAAAGATTGGAACGCAGCTGCAGATGAGATGGTAGACAGCAAATGGTATCGTCAAGTAACTAAAAGGGCAGACAGATTAGTAGAAAGAATGAGGCAAATTGGTTGAAGAATGACGAGTACAAATTAGTCGTAAAAAACACATACAAAACATGGGTAAAAAGTTACAGTTCATCAAAAGAGAAACTAGAAAAAGAAGCAGTCCATTTATCAAAGAAACACCCACATTGGACTATGTATGTAGTAAAAGAAAATCATAATATCTCTTGACAATGGGGCAATGTTGTGTTATACTGTATTATATAATCAAGAAGGATATATAATGTTTAATCATGAAACGGTAGTATTACCAGAAGTTACAACGAAAAATATAGATGGTAAGAGATTCTATCTTACACCAGAGGGTAATAAATACCCATCTATCACCACTGTCCTTAATGGACGAAAAGCAGATGGTTTAGTCCAATGGCGTAAGAGGGTTGGTAACGATGTTGCTAATCATGTTATGCGAACTGCTGCTAGTCGTGGTACAAAAGTTCATCAGATGTGTGAGGACTATTTAAACAATGAGTTTGATGAAACTAAACATAAAAAAGATTTTCTTCCATACTGTTTATTTAAAGAATTATCTTCACAACTCTTGTGCAAAATTGACAATATTAGATCACAAGAGTGTGGACTCTATTCTGATAAATATAAAGTAGCCGGTAGAGTAGATTGTATTGCAGAATATGATGGAGTCTTATCTATTATTGATTTCAAGACATCAAAAAGAGAACGTAGTGATGATTGGAATGAAAACTATTACATTCAAGGATCTGCATATGCAGAGATGTTTGAAGAACGAACAAGTCAACCTATTAGTCAAGTGGTTATACTTGTTGCAACAGAAGATGGAACTGTTCAAGAGTTTATCAAAGACAAAACGGATTACTTGCCTTTGTTGAAAGAAGCAGTCAGCGTCTTTAGAACAAAGGAACAGAACAGTGAAAAACTTACTGCTTAGTGTTCTTATCGGTATCGCTTTAACTACTACTGTATTTGCAATTGAACCGAATCAAGAACCACCATGCTGTGATATGGAAGAAGAGAAAGAGGTGTTACCACAAGTACCATCCCAGTTTATTATAACGAGGCCAATGACATGTAAACCAATAGATGAGATGGTTTCTTGGTTACGAGATGAATTGGGTGAAATACCATTTGTCAGTGGTGATGCTTATCTAATAACAAGAGAGGGTGGAACTATACCTCTAGAGATTATGTGGTCAATGAATCCTCAAACTAGTAGATTTACTCTAATTGAATTACATTACACAACTGGAGTGGCATGTCTTTTAGGGGCTGGTAAGGGTATGGAAATGCATCTACCAAAAGATAGTAAGACAAAAGTAGAAGTTTTACTTGACAATGGTATCTAAATGTGGTATAAATATAATACAATGTGTTGATACAAATTGAAGATTGAACTGGACTTGGGGGCAGTACCCAACGCCTCCACCATAAACACTCGTAGATGAGATATTGAATCACTGCTTGCGAGTGTTTCTTATGGGGGCGAAATAGGATCGACAGTCAAGGATAGATGCGAGGAATGTTGTCGGATGACTCCGTAATTGGTCAAGACTATAAATGCAAACGACAATTTTGCAATCGAGGGTTATGCACTAGCTGCTTAATCTCACGGAGTTCGGTAGGTACTTAGCAACAGAAACCTACCACTTTTTCCTCTGTAAAAAGAGGATTCGCAGGCGATACGACTGTAAAAATGCATCAAATAGCTAATGGTGTAATGTATCGGCGATGTTGGTGGACTACCAAGACTGATAAGGTAGACTCGAAGTGAATGGCCATAGATACCAACACGGCAGGGTGCGCTGGACGCCTGGGGGAACTAAAATAACCCTGCCTTTTTTTAATTAACTATGAGGATATAAAGTGATAAAATTCAAACAAAATTCAAAATCTTTTTCCATGAAAATAGAATCAATCGCAAAAGAAAAGAGGATATCACACATGGATGCTGTATTGGATTATTGTGATAGAAATGAAATTGAGCCTGATACAGTTGGACGTTTAATTAGTAAAGGATTGAAAGAGAAGATTGAAGCAAATGCAAGAGATTTGCACTTCTTACCAAAGCATGCAAAATTACCCATATGAAGAAATATTAAATTAAGTGTTGACAAAGGGCAACTTTTGTGGTAATATAAGTATATTAAAACTAAAACAGACATTGAAGGATTAAATTATGTCAAAATCAAGTGAAGGTTTCTTTGAAGCAAGGTGTGACGGTCTCCGAGTCCGTGTTAAAAACTTGGAATTTAACAACGCTGAATTGGTTGTTAAAAATAAAGAATTAGTGGAGAGGCTCTCTGAACTCTCTGTTCGTAAACCATATCCAACTAAGAGGAAACAATATGAAAAAAGGTGATCTAGTAACAGTATTGACCAATGCCGGTGAGTTTGTTGGTCGATTGAATATCAATGATGAAACAGGCGTTCATCTTGATAATCCTAAGATGATTGTAAATACACCAGAAGGTAAAATGGGATTTGCAAGGGGTGTTTGTATGACAGGCGAAGAGAACACTAAGAGTGCTATCTTTCGTGCTGGTGGTATAGTGTTAGTTACATTATCTAATCCAGATATAAATAAAGCATATACAGAAGTAGTAAGTGGAATAGTAATATAATGAATCTAAATTATTCAAAAGACCTTTCAAAAGATTATGAAACACTAAGTGAAGGTCGTAAAGCATATATAACTAAACGTGCTAATAAGAAAGATATGGATGTCGATGCTTATCTAAAAGACAAATATATAATGACTCCATTTTCGATTATAAAAGACAAATATATATCTAAGATGGAGAAGTAGATGGATAACGGTATTCCAATATTTCCAATGGGTGTGATTCAGATTTACAATAATCCTAATCCGCCTGTTTACAAGAGTGACTTTAAGTTTACTGGTCAAGGTGGTAACAATCCAAACACAACACAGTTTGGTGATGAACTCCCTAACATAGTAAATCGTCCAGAAATGAACGAATTAAAGACATGGTTTGAATCATGTGTAAAAGATTACTTAGATAACGTAATGACTATTGCATATGATGAATTTTGGATACATGAAAGTTGGATTAACGAAGCACATCCAGGCAGTTCACAAAATATGCACAACCACGGTAATTCTATAATCAGTGGTGTGTATTATTTTGACAGTCATCCTAATCAACCACCACTAAACTTTGAAAAGGTTGCTTTCAATACCGACCCATTTATGTCTTTGAGAAAACATTACAATAGGGCAAATCCAAACTTTACAAATCAATTGTCTTTTCCATGTACCAAAGGTTCATTGATTATGTTTAATTCATATTTGTATCATGGATTTGGAAAGAATACTACAGATCATAAAAGAGTAAGTCTTGCATTTAATATACTTGCAAACTTATCTGATAGAGATCATTACAAACTAAAGTTTGAAAAGGAAGAGAGATTCTTTAACAACGAAACAGCAGAGTACCAAGTAAAAGGTGGTACATCAGATAGTACTATTGCCAGAAAGATGTCTAAATGAAACACATAGTTTATGGTAATGGTGAATCAAGAAGAGAAGTGAGACACAGCGAGTGGACGACCACTTGGGGGTGTAATGCAATTTATCGTGATTTTACTGTTGACAATTTAGTGTCAGTAGACTATAATATGCAACAAGAGATATATGAAAGTGGTTATGTAAAGAGTAATAAATGCCACTTTGCAGATTGGGATATACTACCACCAGAGTTTGGTTATGAATCCTTGATTATGGGATGGGGTGATGGTGGAGTGCATCAAACAACAGAAATGCCTGAACAAAGGGGGTGTGTCGTTCAAGGTAAAACAAAACAATCAGTAGAAGAAAATATAGAAAAGATTATGGCACAAAATCCACATGCAGACGAGAATGATTTAAGAATCAAGATGTCTTATAATGTGGGCTTGTTTATAACACATTTAGGTGAAGATATGGTAAATGACATAGGGTATCCAAAAGGATGGTCTACTGGAAATACTGCTATTCACCTTGCATGTCAACAAGGTGCCAAAGAATTATACATGATAGGGTTTGACGGAAATGAATTTGACAAACCTATAAATAACATGTATAAGGGTACAAAGAATTATGTATCCGAAAGTGCCAAAGGTTTCAGTCCTATAATTTGGAATGATCAGTTTAACACGATAGTCAAGGAATTTCCTAACGTCATGTTTATTCAGATTGGTGATAAGGATGAAACTCTAGGCGTAAATCAGAAAACAATGACATACGAAACATACGAAAAAGGAGTATTATAATGTCTTTAGAAGAATATAGAAAGTCCAAATCATTGGATAAGTTACTTGGTGCCATGGCAGAAGCTGATGAACCACAAGTTCAAAAGAAATCATATGTAGACGAAAGAATGTGGAAACCAGAGTTGGATAAAACTGGTAATGGTTATGCAGTTATTCGTTTCTTGCCTGCGGCACAAATTGAGAAATCATGGGTGAAGTTATATTCACATGCTTTCCAAGGGCCAACTGGACAGTGGTTTATTGAGAACTCTCTTACTACTCTGCCTGGTGGTAAAGACCCAGTGTCAGAACACAATACTGCATTGTGGAATAGTGGTGTAGAGTCCGATAAGGAAATTGCTCGTAAACAAAAGAGGAAATTATCTTATTACTCAAACATCTATGTGGTAAGTGACCCTAACCATCCAGAGAACGAAGGTAAAGTTTTCTTGTTCAGATATGGTAAGAAGATTTGGGATAAGATTTCCGAAGCTGCAACACCAGCATTTGAAGATGAGAAACCTTTAAACGCTTTTGATTTGGATGAAGGTGCAGACTTCAAATTGAAGATTCGTAAGGTAGACGGTTACTGGAACTATGATAAGTCAGAGTTCACTTCACCAACTAAACTTGCAGAAGATGATAAGTTGGAAGAAATCTTTTCTAGTCAACACGACTTACAGAGTTTTCTTGCTCCTACTAACTTCAAGTCTTATGACGAACTTAAAACTCGTCTAGATATTGTATTGTCTGGAACGGTAGTTGCTAGAACAGCAGAAGCCATTATGGATGATCCAATTGCACCGATTGTTGATACTAAAGAAGTATCAGCACCAGTACAAGTCAGTGAAGAAGATGACGATACTATGTCATACTTTGAGAAGTTGGCAAGTAACTAAAACATAGCATCTAAGCCAGGGGCATTGTTGTTAGTCATTAACGACTGCCCTTGGTATGTTGTGGATTTATTCGCATTATCAATAGTTTTTCTCTCATCCCTAATTACTGTGGTGTTTGTTGTACCACCTCTTGGATTAGACATTTGTTCTGAACCAGTAATCATCTTTTTCTTTTCTGCCTCTGCAACTGGATCGATTGATCCGGCTTCAACAGAATTTGCATTATTAACTAAATCCAAGCCTGTTGCTGGATCTAATCCAGCAAACTTATAAACTGCATCTGGTATAGGATTAAGGTTCACTTCACCACCACCAAACTTTTTACCAAATAAAGTCATAGATGGTAAATCAAAAGATAAGAAATCTGGAGGTGGTAGAATAGACTTTAGAAGATTAGCTATCATATTACCAGCATCACCAGCTATTTTACCCATACTAGGAACTTTAAAGTCAAATAAACCTTTTACAAAATCTATAGCATCATCAACAACACTCATAATATACTTACCCAGACTAAATGGTGTTGTTTTACCTTGTTCATCTTTACCAAAACCAAATATATCTCTAAAGAAGTTTATTGCAAGATTATAA